AGCTGTTGCAGGTTTGTCTGTTGTGAATACTCCTGAATATATATAGAGGCTTAAAGTAACTGAGGTTACTGTATTGGCAGCAGGTGTTATTTTAATATAGTATGGACTTCTAGCGTTTAATATAGTACTCATGTCTTTTTATTATTCATTTTTTTAAAATCTTCTATAAGGTCTAAGATGTATGCTTCTGTAATTTCCATAGGGTATCTGTCAAATGCTTTAACAAATGGCTTAGTAAAAAACATACTAGCTTTTATTCCTTTGTTTTTAATACTGTTGGCTAGTATAAACCCCATTGTCTTATAAGAACCAAACTTTCCTTTTTTATCTCTAGGCTGCATATTCATTCTTTTTGCAAATTTTGCTAAAGCTCCTGTATGATATTCTACACCCTTTAGATTACTAGTTTTTTTATATGAAAAGGGAGACCTTCTATTCTCTATATAGTTAGATTTAACTCCTTTAACTCCTTGATCTTGGAACATTCCATAATCCTCCATATCAAAGGTTATGCTAAATCCTGAGCTATTTTTCTTTACAAAAAATCCAATTGATTTATAAAGCTCCTTAGTAGCATTATGTTTGCCCTTAGTTAAATTAGTTCTAGACTGTTGGACTACATACTTTCCAAACTTATTTATTTCAGTTTCTAAATTTTTAAAGTTCATTAGCAGACTGTCATAGTATTAGGAACTATTAAATCAAAACTTACTGCCCAACCAGTCAAAGAGTTTTCAAATCTTTCATTAAATGGCTCACAGCTTGCAGTTCCATCTAAATGATAGAGATCACTAAATAGATCACCTCTTAATAGTTTGCTTACTATTCTGGAGGCTACGTTAAGCTGAGTATTTAATATATCCTGTTCGTTAGAATTTCCTAGAAATACATTTGTTATTTCAGTCTTAGGATCGTCTACAATGTCCATGCATAAAATAGATACATTAAAAGTTATGGTAGGAGCTGAGATAGTAGCTTGATTAACCATTATGTGAGATAAGGGAAAAATAGTCTGTTTTGAAAGATCAACATCATATAGGTTACCAAAGCTCACAGTGTTTACAAATGGCTCTGCTGCTAAGGCTGTTCTTAATGTTTCTAATATATTGTAGTATGCTGTCATATTGTTTTTATAAATATTGGAGTAAAGGAATTTATATCGCTGTCATTTGCTTCTTTTATATAATCGTCTAACCACTCTAAAGCAGCGTCAAATTCAAAAACTTCATCGTTAACTTTTGCTTGTATTAAACAGTCTAAGCATTTCCAATAGCTATAAATAGCTCTCTTAGGAGCTGTAGTGCTTACTCCTAACAAAGCCTCTTCAAAGCCTTCAGCAAGTACAATGCTTTCATCATAAGGAATAAGTCCTCTTTCATATAATTCCTCTACTAAATAATCTTTCATCTTTTATTAATTAACCTTGATTCTATTTCCATTTTTTCTTTTTGATATGTTAGAAAGGTTAGGCATTGATGGACTGGTAACTGGGTGACTTCATTAAGCTTGGTAACATCTCCTCCACTAAGACTGAATATGCAGTTATAAAATCCGTATTTTGAGTTAAATCCTGCTTTTGCTGAGAGGTCAATTTCTTCATTTGCTCCTTTAAATAGGTCGGCATATTGAGTGTTAACGCCTTCCCTAAATTGTAAAAAAAAACCATCGCTCCAAGTGCTACTCCTAAAGGCATTTCTTTCATGTCATATTTGTCATAAGTTTCATACTTTTCAATTAAGTATTTATGTTTATGCCTTTGAGTTTCTGGTCTAAATAAAACACCCATAGCTTTATCCATTGTTTCCCAATCTTTAAGAGTTGAATCTAAATCTATGTACTCTCCAAATGTCATATCGTCTAGCTGAGGAATAAATGAAAAGACATTATTTCCTTTATTAAATGATTGTTTGAATTTAGGTTTCTGTTGAAATAGCTTTGTAAGGTGTAAGATGATTTTTTCTAAAGAGGTGTATTTAATCTCTAAGACTTGCTTAAGTTCTATCTCACAGAATATCTCTATCATTTTTTGATTTAGAAATAAACTGTCTTCTTTGTCTTTAGATATTTTTAAAAACTTTTGATACTGCCCTAAAGTAATATCATTTAAGTTTTCAGGAACTAAGATTTCTATTTTCATACTATATGTACGATAAAATCGAAAACTGTACTTCACCCTATTAAATAAAAAACCCTTAACCAGTGTTATCCAGTTAAGGGAGGTTAAGGGAGTTTAAGGGAGTTTAAGCTACCCTGCCCTATATTGTTTTTATTGATAATTTATAAATTGTTTTTAAGTATTGTTTCTACTGTATTGTTTATAGACCTGTTTTCTTTTTCAGCTTTGAGCTTTACTTTGTCTAGAATCTCTTTGTCAAATCTAAAGCTTATAGGTATTTTTTTTTCTTTCATATTATAAATATATTAAATTTTAAAGGGAGCTGTTACACCCCCAATGTTATTAATTGTTGAAATGGTAACTTGTTAATCCATTAGGATATTCACTTTCAAATATTAAATCTTTTTTTATTAAAGAACCTATAATACCTTTTAATTGATTTTTGTTACCATTAAAGCTATCCATTATATTATCAAAACATTCTGTAGGTGTTTCTTCATAATCATCACCATAAGAAATAATCTCTAATACTGTTTTTTCTAATTCTGTAATGTTTAAATTTTTCATATTGTTTGTTTTAAAAGGGAGCTGTTACACTCCCATTTTTATTAGTTAATAATCTCAAAGTTTTTTTCTATCATTTTTTTTTCTAATTGATGTTGAAATACAAAGTATGTTGCATATCCAAAAGATGTCTCCTCTCGTAATTGTAACAAAGTATTTCCTGATTTGTTAAGTGTTGATTTTGCTACTTTGTATTGTCTTTTTTTTGTCATAGTGTTTGTTTTAAATTATACTCAAATATATAACCTTTTGCAATACTATGCAATACTTTTAGTCTTTATTTTAATATATATGATATTCTCCTCTGTTGGGGTTTTCTAGTTGCATCATAAGAGCGTACCTAGCAGCATCAATGCAGTCAGGATGTGCGCCTGTTGGCTTCTGTAGATCGTTACCTTCTTTGTCTTTTGCCCATATATAACCTTGCAGCTCTTTGATAAGATTCTTACTTCTGCTAGTTACATAGATTTCATTTTGGTTCATTAAGTTCAAACCATAGATTATAGAATCTCTTCCTTTTGTTACTCCATACACTGAGTGTCCGTAGTTATTTAATTCTGATATTGATTTAGGCTCAGCAGAATCTGCATAAATATTCTCTTTTACATTTTGATTAGTAAGAAATAAACTAATATCTCTATTATGCATTCCTTTTCTATAAAGCATTTCATCGTAGATATAAGCTTTGTTCCATTTATATAATCTTATGTAGGTTGAAGGATCAACAGAATAGCCAAAGTCCATGCCTCCGCAGAGTAGCCTAGCATCTACTGGAATCTTATCAATCTCTTTCCAGTCTGAAATACATACTCCCTCTAAGCTTCCTATTTGCCCTAAGCCGTATACTTGCCACCAATTTGACCAATAGGTAGAAGTCTTAGCTTTTACTTTTGCTTTCTCTATTTCTTTTACTATTGATTCAGGAAGGCTCTGGTTATCTTTATAGGTTAAGGTTACAAAGTCAGTTTCTTCTTGACCTATTAATTCCTTATCCACCCAGAATAGATTTGCAGGATTGTAGTCTAGCCAAATCATTCCAGATGTTCTAACTGCTAATTGTTGGTAGGCATCAAATGGAACATTATTACATTCGTTAATATAAAGATCAGTTCTTCTAGCTCCTCTAAGTTTATCTGGTTGATCTGTGGAAAAGAACTCAATATAAGAACCATTACTAAATTCATATTTTAAGGTACTTCTATTGAACTTTTTTTCTTCATATCTATTCAGACTCTTTAAGATACTTAGAAAGTCTTTTAAAGCTCCTCTACGCAAGTGAGGAATAGACTCAGAAACTACGCTTATTTCTTTGCCTTTGTTTTTAATAGCATAGTCAATCAGGATTAACAATATAGCTACTGTCTTTCCTGCTGAACTCCCTCCTCTAACAATCTTAGTTCTACTGTTTAGGTTTCGCAGTTTATCTAAGGCTAAGGTTTTCTTAACTTGCATATTAATCTATAAACAAAGGCATATCTTCATTAATGGTTATGTCTTTTGTTTCTCTTGGTTTGCCTGCATAATAGTTGTAATACAATTGTACGAATCTAAAGTCCTGATCTTTTAGACCTTGCTCCAAAGCTTTAAAAGCTAAGGGTTCTAAAGGGGTTAACTTTTCTATAAGTTGCACTTCTTCTATCTTAGGCTTTCGCCCTGAGTTATCTCTTTTGCCTCCATTTTTTTTTCTATTATCCATAATTGAAAAAGATTGATTAATCAATTTTTATATTATCATTTGGCAGTGGCACTTCTACATTGAACCACTCCCTTAAAAACTCTACACATTTTAAATGATACTCCTCTTGTTCTATTGTAGAGTTATCAGTTGTAGACTTAGGTATCTGTATTATCTCCGCAGTCTGCTCATTTACTCTTTCTTCAAATAGAAATCTATTTCTGAAGAAATCATGTGTTTTACTTTTAGACCATACTTCACCCCACTCATCACTAATGGCTTTTACAGCTAAGGGTATTATTACTCCAAAATAGTAAGAGTTTTGTTTCAAACTTCTAAATTTTCTTCTAAGCTTTATAACTAACACTACCTCTTTACCTTCAAAGTGTTTAACTGCATTGGCTATCATACCATGATTTCTCACAAACCTTCCAGAGGAGACTTTAGATATGACAGCAATGCTCTTCATTTAATCTCTATATATTACCAGCTTATCTTTTTTCTCATATACAGAAAAGCCTCTTTTTTTAAGTACACTAATTGCGCTATTAATTTCTTTTTCTTGCTTTCTGAAATGTTCAAATATTTCGTTACTTATTGATTCATGTGCCATAATTTTTTTTTAAATTATACTTCTATTTATTTTTAAATTGTGAATTGATATTTCTATACTTTGGATTTCTTTTAATAAACCTGTCATTTCATAGTGTGTTATATGTATTCTGTTATCATGTTTTCTTACGTTTTTATTAGAACTATAAGCAACCATATAACAGCAATTATTTATAATAAACTGACATAATTTTTTTTTATAATCTTCAAAGTATTTAATATCATTATCAAAACTTTTAACTAAACTATCATGTTCACAAATCTGCATCAAACTATGTACTCTTATTTTTTATATTCTAGATATAATCTTTTCATTACGTTTACTAAATCAATAACACATGAGCCACAAGAACTAACTTCTCTTCTTGATGCTAGAACCCTGTTATGTATTGCTATCATTTTCACCTGCTCCTCATAAGTTAGCTTAGCTTTTCTACTTAAATAGAAAGCATCTAACCAGTTAAACTCTTCATCTGTTAAACATTCTGTATTTCTATAAGGAAACATTTTATTTAGTAGGTTTTTTCTTTCATCACATCCGCAGTCATCCATGCCTACTGCTTCCGCTACTTTCTCCACTACTTTTTTTATTCCTGTTGCTTTAGTGAATTTTTCAATTGTATCTCCTAGACCTTTTGATTTAGGAACAGCTACCTTTTTTGGTGCTGCTTTTTTTCTTGTTGCTTTTTTAGCTTTAACCTGTTTTCCCATAATAATATTCTTTAGCTACTTCTTTTTTAATTGTTAGTTTACACCTCTTAAGTGTTTTAAATATATTTGTACTACTTATAGTAGTTGCAGTAGAAATCTTTCTTATACTAGGAATGTGATAAACATATAGATTCAGCATTTTTTTATCATACCAATACATCTTATCTATAGTCTTTTCTATCTTATTAAAGATAACCTCCATGTGGTTTTTTACTTCTTTAACCTCTGGAACATTTATATTTTCATTGAGTGTGATTGTTATTAAAGCTTTCTTTTTAAAGTCATCTATTAATAAACTCTTTAAAGTTCTAAAGAAATACTTCTTATTGAGTTTACCATCATAAGCATAGTACTTTACTGGATCAAATGAAGGGAGTTTAAGAATCCTTAAATAAGCCTCCTGAACAAAATCTTCAGGGTTTCTTTTTTGATTTAAGCTTAATGAGTTTTTAGAAACATATCTAACCCACTCAAAGTGGAATCTAGCTATGTCTTTTATTACTTGATTTTTATTCATTTAACTAGTACTAATGTTGCATTAGGTTCTAGTTCATCAAGTAGTGCTTCGGTTAGTTTCCATTTAAGCCTCCAGACATCAGTCTCGAAACCTTTGACCTCAACAAGTTCTATTGAGCCATCTGGATATATTACTTTAAAATCTATAAAGTAGTTACATATTTTCTTTCCATTCACATACATTCTTAACGGATGCTGAGGTATGTACTCAGCTATCTCACCTGCTTTAAGTCTCCATTCTAACTCCGCAGCATATTGAGCCTCTTTCTTACTATGGTAGGTTCGACCATTAAAGCTCTGCTTAACTGCATTGTATTTATTTCGAGTTTGATATTTCTTAGTGTACATGCCTAAGCAGTACATTATACAAAATAAATCAATACAAAACAATACAAAACAATACTTTTTTAATTACTCCTCTATTTTTATTTCATCATTGAGCAAATTCCATGCTGCATTCATTCTGTTAAGTTTTTCATCCATATTTTTAGCTTTTAGCTCAAAGCGCATAATAGCTACATGAGGATTAAAAAAGTCTTTAAGGTATTCGCCTAATATTCTCATAGGTCTAGATTTACTTACTTTCATGTTACTTATTTTTAAATTGGGTTGAACATACTGCTAGTCTTTGATCTTGATCTGGAAACTCGCTTGATGTTTTGGAGTCAGCCATACATCTAGCTATAAAGTTTTTTCTACTTTCTAAAGGGGTTGGTTTTGGTAGTGGCATAATTATAATTTTGATTAATATATTTTATTTATTTATAGGGCATAGGTATGCTATACCATAATGGTTGGTATGCTATGTTTAATTATAAGTTTTGTCATAGTGTTTTAACTATTTTAGGTTATATATTTTTTGATTTATATATTTTATTTTTTAAACTATTTTCTAGTATAAACTCACACCATTCTTTACAGTCTGAGCATCTACCATAGTCTGTGCTGTTTAGATATGGACTTGCGCTACAACATTCTGAAACGTACATAATTAAATATCTGATTTATAAATTTCCTCTTTGTGATCTCTTCTTGAATTTTCTCCTGCTAGATTAAGCCTGTCATCTGTATAAGTTCTAAAAAAAGTCATCACTTTATCTATAGACAATCTTTCATAAAACTCTCCATATTGTCCTGAAATAATTCTTTTAAACAGTAGAGTTAAGTCAGATATTTTAAGCATAGAATATTCTTCTAAGACCATACTAGAACATAGCTTTATTTGGTCCTCACTCATGGGCTTATTTAGATTTAATATTTTATTTAAGTACAGTAGCCAAAAAGTAATTAAACCCTCTGTAAAGTCTTTACCATGACCACCAACAAAAGAAGCTATGCTAGGTGCTTTGCTATTGATAGCATCCTCTATAGTTGCTACTTTGCCAGCATAAAGCATACAGTTATCAGGACTGAATCTTTCTAGCAAGTTCTTTCTGGAACTCATTTGAATAGCTGAGTCCATTTTTATTATTTTGTTTTCCATTTGTTATAATTTTTTGAGGGTATATTCCTTTCCATCCATTAGCCATGGCAGCCTCTATAGATTCTACTGCATGAGCTAGATTATCACTTTCATTAGATAGTTTTTTTAAAGCAGCCTGTTCGCTTTGTAATGAGGAGTAATAAAATTTAAATTCTTTAGACTTATATATTTTCCAGTTTTCCCAAGAATTAAGAAAATCTTTGGATGTATAAGGATATATTAACTCTTCTTTTTCTTCTTCTATCTTCTTACTTCTATCTTCTATCTTCTTAGAAGAGGTTAATTTGGGTTTAGTTTGGGTTTTAGGTCTCCCTCCTTTTAGTCCATTAATACTCTGTTTTTTTCTAAAAGCATTTTGATCTATTACAATTTGTAAAAGTCTTTTATTAAAGAAGTAATCACCATTATCTATAAACTTTTCTTTTACCATTTCAGGGAGGGTTTCCCAGTCATAACCCAGAAATAAGGCTAGCCTTTTTTTGGGTATTCCATTTTCGTTATTTATACTCCATTGCTTACATAAAAGAGTTATATACAAGCCTCTTTCATCCATAGTTAAGTCCATAACTCCAGTTAAAAAATCCTGTGCATATAATTGAAAAGCTGGTGCTTTATTGGACATAGTTAATTTCTTCTTTTAGGTTTTTTAAATCTGAATTAAAAGCATACATTTCAGTAGCTTTTATATATAGCTCCTCCTGTTGGCTGTTGCTTAGTTTAGTAAAGACTACATCTATCTTATTCTTATAAGTAGTAGTTTTTTTATTTAAAATGTTAGCACTTCTTTGAAGACAAAATCTAACTCTTTGCCTGAAGTCATTGTCTACGCCCATTAACTCATCGCACCTTTTAATAGCTACAGTTACTGTGCAATGATCTCTATTAATATATTTACCTATTATTCGTCTGCTATATTTATTTCTAAATTTCAAAGCTGAATCATTTTTTAAGCACTTATTAGCTATGTAACAATAGACTTTAACTGCATCTGGATAAGGCATCTTTCTAGTTTTGGATGAAATATTTATTCCTCCATATGAATCCTCTACCACTTCTTTAATTTGAATTAAATCCTCCATCTATAATAAGTTTAGTTTTTTATGTTCTAACCTTTCTATTTCTTTATCAATAGAGTTGAGCCTTTCATCAATTAACTTATATTTAAAATAGTTTTCTATTAATAGATCATGCTCAGCTACTAAAGAAATTAGTTTATTTTCTATAAGATTTAAGCTTTCACTTTTTTCTAAGGTGCAGTAGGTACTATTAACCTTACCTGTTTTAGGATTTCTAGCTGAACCTTTAACTCTAATAAGGCAGTCATTAAGCAGCTCATTAAGCCTAGACCTTGAAGATATTAAGCTTACTCTTTTATTACTTAAGTCTGTTATTTGCTGAGCTGTTAATCCGTTTGGATTCTTTCTTAGAGATTGCCAGACATAATTTCTATGATCTTTTATTATTGGTTGATGTGATATAAAAGAAGCGTTTCTGTGTTGTAGTGTTTCCATAATTAAAAAGGTAAATCGTTAGGTTCGCTGTCATCTATGTCATTATCTGAAATCATAGAATCGTTATTTCCGTTTTTCATTCTCCACTCTGAAGAAGATTTTATAGTTTCTTGTAACCAAGAAGGTATCATGTCACTATCTGAAGTAACTGCTGACTCTTTAAAATGATCTTGATAATCCCATATAAAGCTGTGGTTAAATTGTTTAGGACATTCAAGACCTTTAGGTAGTGTAGAAATCCCTCCTATATTGGCATAGGTTTTCTCTCCTACAGAGTTATGAACTATTGAAAGCATACACTCAGCCTCTAATAATTTACTTAAATCAAAAGACCTGCATTCATCTTCTGACAATGATTTCCCTCTCCAGTTATTTAAAAAAGGAAGTAGAGCTGACTTCTCATGTAATGACTTTGTAAATTGTCTTTCTATGACATATGGCTGCTCACCCTTATCAGTATTAAATACCTTTGTTAAGGTTGGCAGTTCAAACTTTAATCTTATTAAGGTTCTGCTTTTCTTTTCGCCTTGCCATTCTGTAGGAATAGTTCCTATGTCGATCATAGAAATACATCTTGC